AGTGCATGTAGCAGATTTACTATGGGTAACACTTACAAAAGACAATCATTTAACTACTAAAGGAGAACGACATGAGTATTCACGAGAAAGCACTATTGGTTGAACTTAATATTTCTACATGGACAGCTAACAAACTGGACAGAACTAAGACAGATCAAATACTACACGAGAGCAATGCAGGTACTCGGGCAGGTACATTCGTCAAGAACTTGATGACTGGTACATCACTGGTCAAAGATACATCTGATTACGCGGCTTTATGTAGGACATGGAACACTAAACAAACTTTGCCTTGGCAGGACAGAGGCCCGAGGTTTGCACCTACTAGCATGTTCATAGACTACAAGAAGGATGTGAACGACAGAGAGCAAACGTTTTGGAATATGGTAGATGGTGTGGTGGATGGCTACGAAGAAGCAAAGGAAGTTGCGCGTGGCGCATTGGGATCTCTTTGGAATCCCAACGACTACCCAGATGCTTCAGAGATACGTGCTAAATACGCTTGGTCTTTTGTTGTCACACCTGTTCCACAATCAGGACACTTCATGGTGGACGTACCGGCAAAAGAGTTGGCAGAGATGCAAGCGTCCTGTGATGCCGGTGTTGATGCTCGATTGAAAGAAGCAATGCAATCCGCATGGGATAGGCTACACAGCATGTGCTTGGATATGAGTAACAAACTTACTGAAGGTGACGAGGGTAAGAAGAAGCGGTGGCACAACTCGTTCGTTGATAATCCAATGGAGCTGTGTGATCTCTTATCTCACTTGAACATAACCAATGATCCCAAGCTAGAACAGTTACGCCGTCAGCTTGAGGTTACTATGTCAGGTGCAAACATCGAGGTGCTTAAAGACTCACTTGAGACAAGACAAGCGTTGAAACGTGACGTGGACTCCATACTAAAACAGTGCGAATGGTAGGGGGTGACAATGGAAGACAATGAAGACGATAACTTAATCGACAAGAGTAAAGTACACCTACCGATATTCAACCCATTCGTAGGTATAGGGGAGATACGGGACAAGTTGCAGTGGAGTAAGCCGGTGGACTTTGACCCAGAGCGTGACGCAGATACGGAATGGGGGATCATACATTCTGTGTTTGGTAGGTTCCTTGATAGGTCAGTAAAACTCGACAACCCTGATGAGGGCTGGCATGTGCTTTACACACAACTGGCTACTAGATACAGCCCAAGTGAAGGAGGTTGGACAGACCACATTGATTGCTGTGGGGTGTGTGACTGCTACAGCTTTGATATACGTTACTACTGGCGCACCCCATTAGCGTTACGAGTGGCTGTTGCCAAGCTTAAACTTTCGGGGGACGAAGTGTTTGTGCGTGATGTTGGAGTCAGGATAAACAAAAACAGTTTCTATGTAACTAAAAAAGCAGGAGGTGGTATGGAATGGCAAACAGAAAACTCTTAGTAAAAATAAACGTGCGTATACCAGAGGAGGTGCTAGCACACTTTAAACAGTTCCCTAACTATACTAAAGCAGTACGTAGTGCGTTAGTGGAACACGTCGAACGTATTGAAAGTCAAACTAAACCGGAGAAACAGTATGAGTAAACAAGAAGCTATTGATCTATTAGAAGCGACACGCCAACGGATAGCCGAGCAAGGGCGCATAGTAGATGACAGGCTACTTAGCAAGGAGCGTATGCTAGAGCAGGTGGTAATTGATTGGGAGAACGCCGAATGAAGTATTACGAAATGGACGGCGGAAGAATCTGCAAAACGTTTAAAAACGATTGTGTTGTACGGTCAATCAGCATAGCGATGAAGAAGCCTTACAAACAAGTCTTTACTGACCTTATGAATATTGGCTTAGAGCTAGGCGCATACCCAAACTATGACAAGGTTTGGATTAAGTACCTTGAAGACAGGGGGTGGGTCAAGAACAAACCACCCAGAAGCGCATCAGGTCGATTGATTCGACTTTATGATTGGGACAAAGCTCCTAGTGTTGCGGTAATTAGAAACGCAAGACACTTAACGTGCCTCGTTGATAACACGATATGCGATACGTGGGACTGTCGAAGAAGACCAGTCAATTCCTACTGGACACCGACTAAGGAGAACACGTATGCCTAAATACAAAGTAACGTGTATATGCAGTTACCCCGCGTCGGCAGTAATCACTGCACCTAACTTAGAATCAGCAGAGCGCATGGCTGAGGACATAGATGGCGCAGAGTTTGTGCAAGATGACGATGCCCTGTGCGATACATGGGTTTATTCAATAACACAACAGGAGAACGATGATGACTAAACAACAAAAACTCCGGCGCTATCAAATATCCGTGGTTCTTGACAGATTTGTCGATGTTGTAGCTGACAGTGAAAAAGAAGCCAAGAGAATTGCCCAAGCGAAAATTGATGAGCTTGTTGAAGACTTGTTGGTCACACAAGTAAGTGCTTGGGATATGGCAGTTGGAGACATGTTTTACGAACCCTTAGGGTCTGCCGATGAAACTGAAACTGACGATGAAAAAGAGGCGTGGCATTGGGCTTTGCGATCCAAAAATTACCCAAAGAAAGATGACAAGGAGAACGACAGGAAAAAAGAAGTACCCCTTGCTCGAACATATAAAGATGATATTGCCGATCACTACGCGCAGACGTTACGCGAATCGAAGCGGATGGAAATGGAACTTAAAATTTTTGGGTCAATAGAGGAGAACGATGATGAGTGAAGTAAAAAGACAAAGAGGTAGACCCCGTTTGTTTAGTGACGAGGAGCGGGCAGCTAGAAAGAAACATTACCAGAAAAAAGCCGCTGTTAATTTTAGAAACATAACTACAAACAAAGAAGCCGCAAACCTAGTGTGGGACTCCGTGGTTGTTATGTCTGCCAAGATAGGAGTTAAGTTAACTATTAGCCAAGTTATCATCATACTCCTAAACGATTGGCTTGGAGAAAATGACCCGACAGGGGAACTCAGAAAAGATAAGCGGTACATAAACGACAGAGAAAGGAGAACGAGTGATGAATAGAGATAAAGACCCAGTGATGGTAGACCTTAACCGTTATCTTATGACGCAGGAAGATGACTATGTAGACCCCATCGAAGCTGAGATACAATACCAAGAGTATCTTGCAGATAGCCAAGAGGGTGAAAGGAGAGAATAATATTTTCCCGATGACATAACAATGTTATACACTCAGTAAACTTTTATTGACCCCACACTACGTGGGGTTTTTTTTGTCTTTACAAAGTCCAACCTCCTTGCTATGCTTTCTGTATGGCACTTACTCCCGAAAAGAAAGTTAAGAACAACGTAGTGCGCTTACTCAAGCAGTACGAAGCGTATTACTTTTTCCCTGCAAGCTATGGCATGGGGCGTAGTGGTGTGCCTGATATTGTGTGCTGCTTGAACGGTAAGTTTATTGGCATAGAGTGCAAGGCCGGTGTAAACAAACCGACGGCGTTACAAGAACGAGAGTTAGATGCTATAAAGAAAGCAGGTGGTTTTTCGTGTGTTATTAATGAAACAAACATACCAAAACTCGCAACTCTATTTGATTACATACTGGAGAACGAAAGTAATGAACAAGGGCTTAGAGCTAATACTGTTGAGGCTAGACAGTCATCCTGAAGAGTTTAAATCCAGAGAAAACATAGACGACAAACTACCTAGAAACAATCGTGGGTACAAGTGGCGTTCTGTTGTTAAGCAGATGCTCGACCATCCACACAAGTATCCTTTTATAGACTCCGCTGACTTAGAAAAGCTAAGTAAAAAATATTGGGCACTCCAAGAAAAAAGCTTCAATCACCTTATCATGGACATGTTGCTACAGGTTGATGATGACTGATGATAGTGTTGGTAGCTGTATCTACCAACATACTAACGGCGTATAGGTGTAGTATTTATTATGGATTTAATAACACTGGATTTTGAAACGTATTACTCAAAACAGTATGGCTTAAAAAAGCTGACTACTGAGGAGTATGTGCGACACAAAAAGTTTGAAGTTATCGGTGTTGCTGTAAAAGTAAACAACGATGCTACTGAGTGGTTTAGTGGGGGTAAGAAAGGATTACATAAATTCCTACACAAGTTTGATTGGGAAAACTCAGTGGCTCTAGCGCACAACGCTATGTTCGATATGGCTATACTCAATTGGCATTTCGACATAAGACCTAAGAAGATTGCAGATACGCTAGCAATGTCTAGGGCAGTACACACCATCGAGGTAGGTGGTAGCTTGGCAGCACTGGCTGAACATTATCGTCTTGGCGCTAAAGGCACAGAGGTGCATGATGCTATAGGGAAGCGGCGTTTGGATTTTAAAAAAGACGAACTTAGTGCTTACGGTGGCTATTGTATACAAGACGTTGAACTTACACGGAAACTGTTCGACATACTTACTAAACGGTTCAACGTGTTTGAACTTAATTTGATTGACCTTACAGCTAGAATGTTTACAGAACCTTCACTGGTGCTAGATACAGGAGTACTAGAAGCGCATTTGCAGGATGTAAAAGATAAGAAAGAAGCATTGATGGCTAAAGTAAAACATGAAAAGACTAAGCTAACTAGCAATCCACAGTTTGCCGAACTATTAATAGGCTATGGTATAAATCCCCCGATGAAGATAAGCCCCGCTACAGGCAAAGATACGTTTGCTTTTGCTAAATCAGATGAAGGGTTTAAAGCTTTACAAGAACACTGTAACCCTGAAGTGCAAGCTCTTGTAGCTGCTAGGCTCGGTGTAAGATCAACTATAGAAGAGAAACGGACTGAACGGTTTATTGCGATAGCGGAACGTGGGCCACTACCCATACCCTTGCGTTACTATGCAGCACATACAGGGCGATGGGGTGGGTCCGATAAGATCAACATGCAAAATTTACCGCGTGGTTCAAAACTAAAGTACGCGCTGTGTGCACCCAAGGGATACAAATTTGTAGACTGTGACTTGTCTCAGATCGAAGCTAGAACTTTAGCTTGGCTTGCAGAGGCCGACGACTTAGTAAAAGCGTTTGATAGAGGCGACGATGTATACAAAATTATGGCGGGTGCCATATACGAAAAGGAACCGGAAGACATTACTAAGGATGAACGTTTTGTAGGTAAGCAGACAGTGTTAGGTTGTGGGTATGGCATGGGCGCTACACGTTTCCAAGTACAGCTAGGCAACTTTGGTGTAGCATTGGATGAGGAAGAATGCCAAAGGATTATAGACATATACAGAGATACATACGTTGAAATACCCCAGCTATGGCGAGAGGCTAACAACTGCCTTGATGAGATTATAGAAGACAAAGAAACTACGTTTGGTAAAGACGACATACTAAAGGTGCAGGGTCGTAAAGGGATAGAGTTACCTAACGGATTGTATGTTAAGTACCCTAACTTACGAGAAGAATACAACAAAGAAACTAAATACACTGAGATGTTATATGACACCAAAAAGGGTAGGACAGTTATACCTACTAGGCTATATGGTGGTAAAGTTATAGAGAATGTATGCCAAGCACTAGCGCGAATTGTTATAGGTGAACAGTTGTTACGTGTAGCAAAGAAATACAAAGTAGTAATGACCGTGCACGATGCGATAGGTTGTGTTGTACCTGAAGGAGAAGTAAAACAAGCCATGAAGTTTGTTGAAGACAGTATGAGGGTGCGGCCTAAATGGGCACAGGATTTGCCACTTGATTGTGAAGGTGGATTTGGTAATTCATATGGAGAATGTTAGACCACGGGGGTTATCAATCGCCCCCAAAACCCCAGTGAGCGGTGGGTAGGTTTCATACGCCTAAAACACTCACAGTATGCAATACAGCTTACCAACTCAGGTTATCACGGTGCTCCCTTTGTGCCAGATAAGCTTCGTTCTCCAGCAGTATGTGCATGCCGGGTAAGCCACGCTACGGTTAGTCGTACTTTCTACCCGAAGTACGCACCAAATTCTAAGGGGGAGTTATGAAAAGACTAACCAAAGCAAGACTAAAGAATGAGTTGTTCATACTTAAGCAGGATATAAAAGACTTACGACAAGCTGAGAAGATTTGGGAAGGACTTCTTGCTAGTTGGCCTGATGACACCGACTACATCTATGTGGATGAAGAAGGTGCAGTTGAAGAAACTACTGGAGCATTACACTAATGACGCTAATGAAAAACGCACTTGATAAACAAACTGGCGGTAACCATTACAAGGATATGGCTATCCAACCGGCAGAGTATGCTGAGAAGAACGGCTTGTCGTTGCTTGAGGGTAACATCGTTAAGTATGTTTCACGGTGGAAAAAGAAA